CATCAACATCAGCATTATAAACTTCTCTTACAGCTTGTCTCGCGTCATTAATAGCAGAAAACTCTTCGATAGAGTCAAAACTTTCTTTTTTACAGAAATAATAGCCAACAAAAGCAGCTATTACAAATAAAAAAATTAAATCTATATTTTCCATATATAATAATTAGATAATTATTATATATTTTTATATTAAAGATATTTTTCAATGGAATCAGGCATCTCTTTAATATCCATCTTGTAAAAATGTTTCATTTTATTAAATGTTTTAACATCCATAGGGTCGGTCATTTTAACCATTGTAATGGCAACACCCTTCTTATCAAAACGACCACATCGACCAATGCGATGTACATAAGTCTCTTTGTTTGGTGGTAAATCATAATTGATTACAAGATTAACTTGTGGAATATCAATACCACGAGATAGCAAATCAGTAGTGAGTAATAGACGAGTCTTACCATCTCGAAATTCTTTTACTACATTATCACGTTCGGTTTGTCCCATATTACTATGAATCACAGTAATGGGGAAATTGTTTTGTTTCAAGTTCTGTTCCAACCATTCTACCTTTCTAATTGTATTGCAAAAAATGATTGCTTGTGAGGTTGAAACCAAATTATACAAATCTAACAATGTATCAAATTTAAGTTCTTCTGTTTCAACATCTAAATAAAATTGACTAATTAGATCAACAATTACCTCATTATTTTTCAACAACACTTTAATCGGTTCGTGCATAAATTTTTTACTAGCATTAAATACATTAATTGACATTGTTGCTGAAATTAATACTACTTGAATTCCTGCAGGTGCTCTATCAAATAAATTTTGCATCTTTTCACAAATTCCTTCTGACAACAATTCATCAGCTTCATCCAGTACAATAAACTTGAGTTTATGTACATTAATTTTTTTCTCATTAATCATATGATGAATTCTACCAAGTGTACCAACTACCATACTAGCCACTTTAATATCTTGTCTTGTTTGGTTAACATCAGTACCACCTGTACACTTTGCAATTTTAAAATTTGTATATTTTGTTAAATTAGATGCTACATCATATACCTGTGTTGCAAGTTCACGGGTTGGTGTAATTACTAGACCCTGACACGCTTTCTCTTCAGATTCTAATCGATTCATAACACCTAGTAAATAAGTAGCTGTTTTACCAGTACCTGATTGTGATTGAAGAATGCAATCTCTTCCTGTATTAATACTACCAATACCCTTTATTTGAATTTTAGATGGTTGGGTAAAACCATGTAAATACACACCTTTTAACAGATGTTCATTTAAATTGAGACTATCAAATGTCTCTAGTTGTAAATCGTCGTTATTCATTTTAATATATAATATTATAGACTCTTTAAACAGTTTTATTAATCCAAAAAAATTGATATAAAAAGCTATTGTTATACAATCTTATATATATTTAATGTCTAGCGCAAATTCAATTAATTCTACAACTATGTTTTCAAACTTTCAACCCGAAAAGCTCAGCTTTACAGAACTTGAAGAGAATCAACGTTCTAAAGGACAACGAATTGCATATCCTCGTTATGATACGATTGATGGTCCTCTACTAATTCAATTCCCTTGGTTCCATATTGATTGTATGGGTGTTCCAAGTGTATGCGAATTTTATCCAGATGATTCAAAAAGAGATTTTATTAAGATTCCTCTTAATCAAAATATTCCAGAAGTCAAACAACTTACTGAAAAACTGCAAGCTCTAGACCAACGTCTAGGTAATCATGCTATGCGAGAAAAATTAATGGGTGATAAAGCAAACAAGTATGAATATCAACCTGTGATTCGTGTACAAGAAGATGTACCTCAAAGTAAAGATAGTAAATACAAACACCCTTCTTATCCATTTTATATGAAGTTAAAGCTTGATACAACTTATCCTGATTACAAGATTAAAACTCCTGTGTTTCTTTCAGAAGCAAAAGAAGTTGATGGTAAGCAAAAACGTATTCGTACTAAGACTGAAGTAACTACAATTGATGAAATGGCTAAACAAGTTTGGCTCAGTAAGATTCGTCCAATTGTTCGACCAGTTAAACTTTGGGCACAACCACCAAATAAGAAGGGTGCAAGTTATGGTGTAACATTTAAGGTTGTTCGACTTGAAGTTGAACCAAAGAAGGGTAGTGGTAACAATCTTCAAAAGTATATGGAATCAGATACATTTCTTGATTCTGATGATGAAACACACGATGAAGAAAAACAAAGTCTTTCTTCAACTATGTCGAAGAATGAACCAGTAGTAAAGAAAACTAATGTTGATTCTGATGAAGAATCAGATGATGTTCCAGTAAAGACTGTACCAGTATCAAAATTAAAAACTCCTGTAAAAACTGTCGAAGTTGATTCAGATGAAGAATCTGATGATGAACCAGTAACTCCAGTTAAAAAAGCTGTTGTAAAAAAAGTTGATTCAGATGATTCAGATAATGAACCAAAGGTTACAAAATCAAAGAATAAATTTACAGTTTCAAAGTCTAAAAAAGCAAATATGTGATATCATTTGTCTAATTAATTTATAAAATTATTTAAGGATTATTTTAATAATAGTTATATATGAATTGTCAAGAACCTCTTAAAATTAGTTCTATTGATTTTAGTAAAATGGTATATCCAAAACAGAAACAAACTCAAAATAAAAAGATTATTTTAATTAAAATGAATGATAAAAATAGACTTAAAAATTTTGTGTTTCAAACACCAACATTATTAAATATTAATAAACCTGAAAATGCAAATGGTTATGCAGAAATTGAATTAGCATTTATTGGAAAAGAACAAAAGAAAGTAGATAAATTTATTAAATTTTTAAATGAATTGGAAAATAAATTAAAGAATGATGCAATTTACAATGCAACAAATTGGTTTAATTTAACCGGTAATAATGATACAATTAATTTTCAAAAAATAGTGCGTGAATCAGTTGAATATAAAAATGGTACATTTAAGGTTAAAATTTTAAAAAATTCTGATTTTGAAACAATCCTACAATTAGATAACTCTAAAAAAATCAAGTTACAAGATGTACCTGAAAATTCTTGGTGTAAAATGATATTAGAAGTATATGCAGTTTGGATAAATTCAAATAATGACTTTGGTATATTTTTACGTCCAATATTAATTTCTTTTACTGCTCGTGAAGATGTATATAATTATCGATTTGTTGAATCTGATGAAGAAGATGAAGATGATATACCAGATACTGAAATTAATAATAATGTATTTGTAACATTAGATAAAGATATTATTAGTCAACTTACTCAAGATGAAGATACCACCGATATAAATATATCTATTTTAAATACTATTAACTTGGGTAAATCAAAATTTAGTAGCTCTAGTAGTTCAGAAGGTTTAGGATTAGATGCTGAAACATCAGAAGAATCATAATTAGATTTAAAGAGATTCTTACTATAATATATATATATATTTCCTTTGTGAATAAATGATAGAATCTACAAAATTAAATCAGGAAGTTTTAAAAAATATGCAAGTAAGTTCTCAAGAAAATATGATCTTGAAATCCCTTGAAAAATTTTATGAAGATGATAATAATATAAAATTATTTATACCAATTATAAATTCTGAATCAAATATTTCAATTAGATTGATAGATCATTTTGTTACAAAATATTCAAAAAATAATAAAATAAATTTTAAATTAAAAGAAAGTGAAATAGAACAACAATTTAATGTTCATATATCATATAAACAACAATTAAAAGCATTTCAGAAAAAACATTTTGATCCATTTAGTAGAGGTGATAGAATACCATATTTTATGAATAATACTTGCATTATAACAACAATAGGTCAACTAAATTTTTTTAAATGGTTTATATCAAAAAAAATTTATGATTATATAAAAGACCATCATAATATTATAGAAATGGATATGAATAAAAAGAATAAAATAGATAAACGAAAACCAAAAAAAGATATTAGAATTAAAAAAAAGAAATTATATACAAATATACAACAAAATCAACCTTCATATAACAATAAACCAATATATATGAATTTAAGTGATCGTAAAACAGACAAAATTGTCGTTTCATTTACATTTAATTAATCAATTTTTAATATCATTGATAAAAAAATTGATTAATTAAAATATTAGTTTCAATTGTTATATTATATTAATGCCCAAAACTAATAAGAAGGTAAATGTTTTAAATGAAAAGCCCTTTAAGAAAGAAGACTCTGAAGATGAACCTGAAGAAAAACGTTGTTTTTCTTCAGCTACTTTATTAGGAAAAAGCCGTGCTTCTACTAAAACTATTTCTAAAACTATTTCTAAAAAGAAAATTCAACCAGATACGGAATCTGATGATGAAGATTTTAAAACAGAATCAGAATCCGAAGATGAACCTGTTTCTAAAGTGAGTACTAAAAAACCCAATGATTCAGATGAAGAATCTGAAGATGAACCTGTTGCTAAACCTGTTTCTAAAGCGAGTACTAAAAAACCCAATGATTCAGATGAAGAATCTGAAGATGAACAACAAGTAAAAGAAATGATTTCAGATGATTCAGATGAAGAATCTGAAGACGATAAAGTTACTAAATCTAAAAAAATAAAAGAAACATTTGATATTGTAAAGAATCGTATTAAATCTCGAAAGCTAGAGATTAAAAATCTTTACAAAACAAAGAGTGACCAACTTAAGGGTCTAAAAGAAACAGAAGTTAAGATTAAAGAGATGGAACGACTTCAACGTACAGATTATGACCAACTTGAAAAATCACATGAGTATGATTTAAAACGTGTTCGTAGTGAAAAACCAAAGCGTAAAGGTAATGTAAATGGTGGTTTTAATAAAGAACAACCAGTTCCTGAAATTCTTCGAAAATTTCTAAATCTTGCAGATGATGTAACTATGCCAAGACCTAAAGTTGTAGCAGCTCTTCACAATAAGTTTAAGGAATTACAATTAAAAGATAAACAAATGACTAAGATTGATATGAAAACAGCAACTAAACTAGGGCTTGAAAGTCCTGTTGATATTCCATTTGGAAAGTTTCAAACTTGGTTAGCATCATTCTATCCAAAAGATGAAACTAAAATACAAGTTGATGTGTAATTAATCTAATGTAATTAGTCTAATTGTAAACTAGACATTCTAGATGATTTTCCTTTAATAATATTATATATATTCTTAAATTCATCTTTACCCATTTCTAATATTATTTGTAATAATTCATTATAACTATTATTTAATATAAATTTATTTATATCATTTGATAAACTATATCTGAATAATAAATATTTTAGGATATAATAAGAAAATGCAGGAGTATTTTGTTTAATTAATATATTATTAATATTAGTCCATGTTCCTAATCCTAAATATATATTCATTTGTATCGCTTGATTTCTAATAAATATATATTCTATTTCTAATAATTTCTTTATTGGATAATTACTAATAATAGATAAATAAATTAAATGATAATATATTCCTTTAAAATCAGTTATAGCTTCATGATATGATGTTTCTGTAGATTTTAAATCCAAATGTACATTTTCAAACTTGTGATCCAAATCATAGAAATGTACTAACTCATGAAATAATACTTTCTCACACTCCTCTTTTCTCCATATAAAAATTATATTTTTTCTGAAATCAGTATAACCACTATTTGCTGTAGTAATATCCACAATATTATTATCTGTTGGAAATTGTTTTTCTAATCCTGTTAATATAAGATATATATCTAATTTAGTTTTTTTATTTGTTTTCATTTTAAAATATTCTATAAAATAGACAATATAATTTATTCTATTTAATAATCCATATCCTCTTATAATAATCCTAATATTATCCCATTCTATTAAATAAGTTGAATCCAAATTATCTAATTCTTTCATTACATTAGTACTATCAACCCAATCTGTTTTTGCATATTTAGTAATATTTTTTAAGAAAAGGTTATTATCTACCTTCCCTTTTCTAATTTCAATAGGATTATTAGTAATAATTGATTTTATAAACTTGCAAATATTTTCTCTCTCTTTTTTAATCAATTCTAATAATTTTGTATCTTCTGATATTTCAATTGGATTTTTTTTATATTCTTCCATATATTTTATAGTAAAATTAGACCATTTCATTTATATATATCTATATATTTTAATAATTTATATCAAGAAAAATGTATTCTTAATAATTCCTCTCTTTGATTTGTATCTTCATAATTTAAACATAATTTTATTGCCATATTACAATCTGCATTTGGTATTTTAACATAGAATCCATCTCGACTTGCTATCCATCTAACATTAAATGTATCTTCTCCCATATCACAATTAATATCTATTCCATAAACCATCTCATAAAGTGACATTGATTGTTCAATTAAAATAACATTATCATCCCATATTAAATTATTAGGAAGAATTAATCTTATAATCAAGTCACCGTAATCTTCACCTACAATATCTCCTGCACCATAAAATACAACATATGGTGTTGTAACATCAAAAAGAAATGTTTGTGTATCTAATGTATCATTTATTTTTCTTTTAATTTTTATTTTTCTTTTACATTTATTTGTTATATCACCTAATTTAATAGATAGTTCTAATCTAATATCATAAGAATTTATATTTTGAAGACTGATTGGTAATGTATAATAATATTCTGCACACATTTCATCATATAATTCTATATCAGATTCTGAACAGTTTATCGTATTATTGAACTGTTTCTTTGGAACAACCCCATTCTTTATTAAATTAAATAATTCTTTTACATTTATTGATTTAAAAAAATTCATAATATTCTTTTGTATATAATCAATGTCTTGACTTGTAATACCATAATGATTTAATTCATTAATATCAATTGTATCTTTTATAATCTCAGATACAGCTTCATCTGTATTACCTTGCTTAAATAAATTAATAATCTTATCCAAGTATTTTAAGAATCCATCTTTTTGTATATCATTCATTCTATGATATTCTGCTCGAGATTTATCATTAATTAAAATCTCATAAGCAGACTGAATTTTTTGAAACTTTTGACTCGCATTAGGTGATTTATTTTTGTCGGGATGATAAATTTTAACAAGTTTATGATAAGCTTTCTTAATTTCAATCTCAGATGCATTAGATTTTATTTCTAATATGTCATACAAATCCATTTTTATTAATAATAATAAATAAGCCTTTACATACCTTAATATTTATACTCATGAAGATTTTTTGTAACATTATGAAAATGCATACTTAAAGTGAATAATTAAAACAAAATCTAAATTTTATTTATTAACTTTCTTAACAACTTTTTCAAAACCAATAATATTATTATCAGTATCTAAATATTCATTAGTACCTTCATCATAAACAATATATGAATCTAATGTATTATTTTCATTAGTATAAATAATTTTATTAAATTGTTTAGATAGGAATGCACAATTAAATATAATACTTTTAAGTGTATCAAAATCAATTTTATATAATTCCTGTTTTCCTCTGACTATATTTTTAGCTGTAAAAACTTTAGTACAATCTTCTACTTTCTTAGGTTCATCTATAAGCATAATAAACTTAATATCGGGATGTTTATCTTTACCAGTAGCATAACTATATAATCTTTTACGTATATCTTTAGAACGCCCAACTTTAAAAATATTTTTATCTTTATTAGCTAAAATAATATAAATACATTTTTTCCCTTTAGCCATTTTATTTATATTATTAGCAAAGTGTTGTCTATAATATTCAATAAATTTTCTTAAAGTAATAAAGTAGTCTCTTACTGCATTACCTTTTTCACTTTTTGAGGTCATACATACTTTTTCAAAACCATCAAATGATAAATAATAAAAAGTATGTTGAGTATTTTTTACTTTTTTATTATCTAATTTTTTTATAATATAGTCTTGATTTAATACAAAACGTAACCTTAATCTTTCATAAAAAAATCTCTCACTATCTAATTCTAAATATTTAATAACTTTTAATGCATCAATTCCAAACTTATTTGTTTCACACATTTCATAAAATTTATAGTATTCATCAATAAATTTATTAGAAATAGCAGTATAAGTTTTGAGGAAATTTTTCAAACTAATATTATTGGTCATATATTATGATATAGAAAATAGTTTTAGATATACAGTATGATACTGTATATCTAAAACTAATATATTTTTTTATTAATTTTAAGATTTATTTTTAATTACATGATAATATGTAGCACATTTATATTTATTTTTTTCAACTCGCTTTGAAGTTTTATGAGGTTCTAATTTATAATTAAACTCTTTAAGAATATATTTAATTAGTGAAAACCAATATCTTTTAACATTTATATTTACAAAACATGTCCATTTTCCACATATGAAATATTTACGTACATGCTCCATTATACCAATAATATCATTTTGTTTCTGTATGTTATTATCTAAATTATCTAAAAAAAACTTATTATTATTTTCATTTACTTCTAGAATTCTAAATACTTCTTGCAAGATTTCTTCTCTTTCTTTTTGGTATTGAAAAACTGTTTTTGGCATATTATAATATACTATAAAATTATTTATCTAAATTAAAAATATGAATAATACTAACTAAATAAGAGTACAGTAAATTAATCTAATTATAATTGTTATAGGCATTATTTGGGCTTGACATCATTTATCACCTTACTTTTTCTATTATTAGATTTTTAGGGGATGTAACTAGGTATAAAGGAAAAAATATATATCATATATATATGGAGAATAACATTTTTTTAAAACAAAAAAAAGATAAATATAATCCTGATATTATGAATAAATTTAATACCATTGATATTGAAAGAACTCTAACTGAATTTAATCTATCTAATACAATATATAATCCAATAACTGGTATCATACCAAATAAAATTAATGATAGTAAAGATTTAGTATTACAAAAAGATAATATATTAAATAAGACTGATATTATGAATATGATTAAAACTAAAGAAGCTGAAAGAATATCACAGGATACTGAATATAAACCTCTTAAAACAAAAGTAGTTAATAATAATACATCTAATAATACACAAACTAATGTACAAAATAATTATATAGGAACATTTGAAGATATGAAACGAGGTGTTGTAAAACAAAAACCCCAAGATAAAAATTATAATAATATTCTTGATGGACTTAAAGACTTGGGAATAATTAAATTATAATGGAGGTTTCTGAATCTATATTAGATTCTATTCTCAATAAAATGAATAATATTAAAAATAAAATAGAAAATATGAATCATTATATGATTGATAATAATATAAATATAAAATATTTAGAGGAATTATCTAAATTTTCAATTCAAATAAATAATTTAGAAGCAATATGTGAAGATATGTATGATGAATATATATTACAATCTAAAACAGAAATATTATCAAATCAAGATAAAATGGTTCAAAAAAATTTAATAATAAATAAAAAAGTTCAAGATATATTCATGCCCTATATATTATATATGAATATTTTGCTACAAAACAAACATTAGTTTGAAAAAAATAAATAAAAAAATCTAATAAATATAAATGAGTGATTTAAATGAAAATATAAATTCATATTATCCATCAATAGATAAAATATTATTAGATAATTTATGTAAAAATCCAAATTTAAAAACATTATTATTATTATCTACCGAGACTAATGTGAATATATTTAATAAGAAAAAGAATAAATGGGAATTAAAACCAAATAATAAAATATTAAAAGAGTGTGAACAATCTAAAAAAAAAGAAGTTAAAGTATCATCATCTATGTTATCAAACTTGGCAAAATTAAACTCATCATCAACTGATGTTACTAATATTTGTCATTCATTAGAGAATAAAATCACAAATATTGACAAAATGATAGATTGTGTTAATACAATCGGCCCCTTAAAAGAAGTATCCACTCGATGTAAAGAAAATTTATCAGAATCAAGTGATAGCTTTATTGAATGTTACAGTAATTGTTAGCAAATTATTGATAGCTAATTAGAATATTCTTTAATAAATTGTTTAATTCCTTCAATATTACGTTCTCCAACATATTCAATAACTTTATTTTTTGTTTTTAACATTAATGTGGGAAATCCTTCAACATTATATTTTTTTATAATAGATTTATCTTTATCAGCATCATATGCAATGAAATTAACTTTTCCTTTCATATCTTTCTGTAAAATATCCCAAGATTCCTTAAAATTAATACAATGAGGACACCATTCTGCTTTAAATAAATATAATGTATTATTATCGCTACCACCTTTCATTATGTATTGCTGCTTCTTTAATTTCATATACTTAGCTTTGTACTTTAGATATTTATTTTCATAAATATCTAAACTAGGCACAATGCTTTTAGCTGTTGCGTACTTCATATATTTATTTTCATTGTCAAACATTTATATATATATATATGATTATAGATAAATATTTTTTATAGTATTAAATAATGAATAAAAATACTTTATTATTAATAATTGTTCTTATTTTATTTTCAAATAAATTATGGAATATAATTTGGGATATGGGGAAAGGATTATTATATATTTTAATTTTAATACAAGGTCTAAAATATCTCAATATACCACTTGGTAATACTATTAAAGATTTAACAAATAATATTATAAATTATAATCCTGATAAAATTAAACAAGTTGCATCCTCATTTTCAAAAGAGTTATTAAACTCAAAATCAATGCCTGAAACTATATTTTCAAATAAGAAATTTGATGTTAGTTTTGATGATGGTATAAATGATAATCGAAATTTCTTTGGACGTACTAATACAAATAGAAAATTAAATAGTTAATTTTTAAAATATAAACAATAAGCATGAGTTAATAGAACTTTTAATTTTTCTTGAGATAAAATTTCAGAAATATTACTATCATCAAAGAGATACCACTTATCATTATATTTTCCTATATATACATAATGACCACCATTCATATTACCATAATGAATTATAGCTCCTTGTAACATATTATTATGTCGCCATTCTAATGGAATATCAATTGGTTGATTTATCTTTTGTACTCTGAATCCAGTTTGTTTGAATCTTTTCAATATAATGATAAGATGAGAAGGCCATATATCAATTTGTGTTCTTTTGGAAGCAATTCTTTTAGCTTTACATTTATCACAATAATACATATTATCTGATTCTAATTTATCTTTGGAACGATGAGAACGATACAAATCATCTAATTCCTTATATTCAGGTTCTATATCTAAAAATAAAATATTGCTAATCTCTTTATTATTAACAATATTTAAACATTCTCTTAATTTACATTTAATTTTAATATTCATATGTATTCCATAAATAGAATTAAGTAGTGATGAATCTTTTATTTCATCATTAATAATATCAAGTAAATAGATTACAAATTCAGATGAGTCGTGTTGATATGTTCCCTGAAACATTTTATGTCTTTCTTCAACAATAGTTTTAATATTAGATGGATTTAAGGAACCGTTTGATGAATTATGATATTCATCATAAAAATTTGCTATTATTCTTAATGTTTCAGAATGATTTGAATGTTTTAAAACAAGTTGATATAAATCCTTATTTTGAAGTAACATTTGAAGACCTGCATTAAGATAACAAGTATTACCAATATTATTAAGACCCTTCATTACGATGATAAATAAATTAGTTTTTAAATAAAATTATTTGTATAGTTGACTAATAAAATTTATCTGATAATTTTGTCAATATATTTCTTATCACATACCTAAAAGTTTTTCTCTCTTAATTATAATATTTCTTTTATATAAAGTTTTTATAACAATTTCACTAAATAGTAAATCGTAGTTTTGCTAATATTATTTGTTAAAAAATTATTTGTTAAAAAATTATTTGTTAAATAAAAGTTTAATAATTTACAATCTATTTAATTATTATTAACAATATTTCCTATATTATAATATATATTAATGAGTACATATACACAACCTATGTTAGATTTTATAAATGAAGCCTTGGCAGGAACGAATGTTAACGAATTAATTAAAAAATATAGTTTTACAAATAATGAAAAGGCACAATTTAAAGATATGATAAATCAACCTAATAAAATACAAAAAATTATGGATGAAGCCGAAGTTGAAGCCAAGAAGAAAGCTGCTAAACAAGCTGAGAAGAAAGCCGAATTAGAAAAAACTGCCGCTAAACAACGTGAAGCTGCTAAACAAGTAGAAGCCGCTAAACAAGTAGACGCTGCTAAACAAGTAGAAGCTGCTAAACAAGCTGAGAAGAAAGCCGAATTAGAAAAAACTGCCGCTAAACAACGTGAAGCTGCTAAACAAGTAGAAGCCGCTAAACAAGTAGACGCTGCTAA